GCGGGCAGCGTCAATGCTGAAGTCAACGCCACCGTCAACGCCTTGTCCGACCCGGCTCCCGTGGTGGAGCAGCCGGGCGAACAGCCGCAAGTTGCACCCGACGAGCCCAAGCAGGACGGCGAGGCCAGCGCCGAAGGCGGCATCTTCGACGATGCCCCGCTGCTGGAACGCCCCGTCGTCGTCGCGTCGGCTGGCACGCCGCGACCCCGCAAGGCCAAGGCAACCTGATCTCTCTCCCACACCCCCGCCCGCGCGGACACTCGCGGCGGGGGTTTCACCGGGCCACGCGGGGCAGTGGCAACAACGAAAGGGAAGCAATGAGCATCTTGGAATCAATCGTCGGAAAGCACGCCGTTATCCGCTCGTATTCGTCCGGCGTCTTTGCCGGAACTGTGACCTCCGCAGAAGCGAGCGGACCTGGGCGCACGCGAGTGGTCGTTGACGGGTGCCGCCGCTTGTGGCGGTGGAAGGCAAAGAAAGGTGTAGCACTTAGCGGCGTTGCGGCGCATGGCCTGCACAAGTCAGACAACAAGGTTGACGCCGAGATCAACGGTCACGTTATTGACGACGTTATCGAGGTGATCCCGACCAGTGAAGCCGCCAAGGAGTCAATCAATGACGCAGGCGAGTAACGCCGGGTCCGGGTCCGGGTCCGGGTCCGGGTCCGGGTACGGGGACGGGGACGGGTACGGGGACGGGGACGGGTACGGGGACGGGTCCGGGTACGGGTACGGGTCCGGGTACGGGTACTGGTCCGGGTACGGGGACGGGTCCGGGTACGGGTACGGGTCCGGGGACGGGTACGGGGACGGGGACGGGTACGGGGACGGGGACGGCTGATTTTCACCCCCAGCCGCAGGTGGGCTAACAGCGGCACGCATGTACCTCCCCCGTCTCGCGTCTAACCGCGCGGGACGGGTTTGAAAGGAATCACGCATGATCGTTTCGCTCGACACCAAGAACATCGACGACTACCGCAAGTTTCTTGCGATCAAGTCACTCCCCAAGTACCGCATCTTCGGCGGGTTCGCCGAGTTCCCCGATGAGTACGCCAATCGAGTTGGCGCAATCGAACAGCAGCAGCTGGCCGCGATCGACTACACCCCGAGCGATGGTCTGTTCGACTACCAATCCGACATCGCTCGCATGGCGATTGAGAAGCAGAAGTTCGCGGTGTTCGCAGATTGCGGGCTGGGCAAGACACGCATCATGTTTGAGTTCAGCCACCACGCCCGCCGCGTCATTGGCAACAAGAACGTGCTCATCGTGTCGCCAGCGATGGTCATTCCCCAAACGATTGAGGAAGCCAAGCGGTTTCACGAGGAGCCGCCGAAGCAGATTCGAGCGAAGCATCTCGCCGACTGGTGCGCCAACGCACAAGGCGAATGGGGTATCACTAACTACGAGGCGTTGTCCGAGGCTGTGCCGCAGGGCAATCTCGGTGCGTTGATCCTCGATGAATCGTCGATGCTCAAGTCGCACTATGGCAAGTGGGGCCAGGATTGCATCCGGCTTGGTCGCGGGCTGGATTGGAAACTCTGCCTCACCGGAACGCCCGCGCCCAACGACCGAATCGAGTACGCCAATCACGCCGTATTCCTCGATCACTTCCCGACGATCAACTCGTTTCTTGCCCGGTTCTTTGTGAATCGCGGTCAGACCGACGAGCGTTGGGAACTCAAGCCGCACGCACTTGGACCGTTCTATCGGGCGTTGTCGCACTGGTGCATCTTCCTCAGCAATCCAGCGGTGTACGGGTGGAAGGACAACTGCCGAACGCTCCCGCCGATCAACGTCCACATCCACGAGATCGCCATGACGGGCGAGCAGCGGGAGATTGTCGGCGACCTGCAAGGAACCATGTTCGTCGATCAGATTGGCGGAATCGGTATGCGATCCAAGTTGGGGCGTCTTGCCAAGGGTGATTACGACGGGCGCAAGATCGCCACCAACAAGACCGAGGCTATTCGCAAACTGGTGGAGTCGTTCAAGAGTGAAAGCACGATCATCTGGTGCATCTACAACGCCGAGCAAGAGTCGATGGAGCAGTTGTTTCCTGATGCGGCCAGCATCAGCGGCGACACCGATGACGATGAACGGTTCCGGCTCATCGAAGAGTTCAAATCGGGAACCCGCAAGATTCTGATTAGCAAGCCCAAGATCCTTGGCTTTGGTTTGAATCTTCAGATTGCAACGCGGCAGGTGTTCAGCGGTTTGCAGGATTCGTATGAGTCGTATTACCAAGCGGTGAAGCGGTCGAACCGAATCGGATCGACGATGCCGCTCAACGTCCACATTCCAATCACCGAGATCGAGGCTCCGATGGTGCAGAACGTGCTGCGCAAGGCCCGCCAAGTCGAGTCAGACACCCGCGAACAGGAGGGATTGTTCCGTGCCGCTAACCGCAAATGAGTTGTACCGTGTTCACCGTGGCGACTGCATCACCCACATGCCCGAGATGCCAGCGGCATCCGTGGATATGTCAGTCTTCAGCCCGCCTTTCCCATCGCTTTACGCCTACACCAGCGAGGCTGGCGACATCGGCAACAGCGAGAAGATCGAGAGCGAAGGCCGACTGCATCTTGGATTCTTCTACCGCCAACTCGCTCGCGTGGTGAAGCCCGGTCGCGTCATCTGCGTTCACGTCTGCCAGATCCCCAACATGAAGCGATCGGGCGGCGTCGGGCTGTGCGACTTCAGGGGACTCAACATCAAACTCGGTCAGAGGTCGGGGCTGGTCTACGAATACGACTGGCTCATCACCAAGAACCCGCAGGCCCAGGCCATTCGCACCAAGAGCCGCGAGTTGCAGTTCGTTGGATTGGAATCCGATCGGTCCAAGCAACGCGGGTCGCTGGGTGACTACATCATCAAGTTCCGGGCACCCGGCGAGAACAAGACTCCGATCGACTCGACGGCGCAGGTCGGTCGCAACGACTGGATTCGGTGGGCCGAGGCGTCTTGGACCGACATCCGCGAAACCGACACGCTCAACGTTTCCGAGGGGCGGGGCGAGAACGACACCAAGCACATCTGCCCGTTGCAGTTGGGCGTGATTGATCGACTGGTCCGGCTGTATTCCAACCCCGGAGAGATCGTGTTCTCGCCGTTCACTGGCATCGGGTCCGAGGGGTACACCGCCGTCCGGCTTGGCCGCAAGTTCTACGGGTGCGAACTCAAAGAGGAGTATCACCAAGCGGCACTACGCAACCTCAAGCGGGCCGAGGCTATGGCAGCAGCGGTCGGCGACGACAGCCTGTTCGAGTTGGACGAGACGGTAGCGTAAAGGACTCCCCGCAATGGCTCGGATGCCTTGGTTTGCTTTCTATCCAGCCGACTGGCTATCGGACGCCTCCCTCGCGTCATGCTCGCCATACGCAAGAGGCGTCTGGATTGACCTGCTCGCCGTCGCGTACCAGTGCGACCCGGCTGGAATCCTTGCCACAGACATGAAGCCGTGGTCGGACGATCGCATCGCGCGGTCGATCCGGGGCGGGTCGGTTTCCGAGAACTTGGCGGCTCTCAACGAGCTGATCGACGCGGGAGTTGCCCGCCGGATGGGGTTCGACGACCCGATCCCCGGAGCGATCTACTCGAAACGGATGGTCGCGGACATGCAAGAGAGAGATCGTAACTACTCGCGTGTGAAAGACTTTAGAGCACGAAACGCAAATGAAACGCAAATGAAACGCGTTTGTAATGCGGATGAAACGGATTTGAAACGCAAAAGAAACGCAAATGTAATGGGTAGACAACAATCAGACAAAAGTAGAGAAGAGAAGACAACATCATCATCAGTCGCAAACCGTGATGATGATGATGGGACTTCTCTCGATGGGGAAACCCTGAAAGCCCGAATCGCCTACCTGTGCAAGCGGCCTGACTGGGTGCCTGAGAGCAAACCGTGGATTACCCCCGCAGGAGCCCGCAGGATCGCTCTGGCGGCGGGATCGAACGGAAACCCGGCTCTCACCATGCTCGACATCCAAGCGGCTCTCAAGGACGCCAAGCAATGCAGGCACACCTTGGACAACCCAGCCGGGTTCGTCATCAAGACCCTGCTCGAAATCGCCACCCAGAAAGGAACCCATGCCTCCCAACCCGACCATCAAGCCAAGTCAGCCTGAGTTCGATCACGTCACCATCGAAGAGGGCCAGGTCTTCCGCATGGCCCGCAACGGACACACCCGCGAGGTCGTCGGCGTCCGGGCGTCTCGCATCTCACCCCGCACGCCCGACGGCAAGTGGAACACCGCCAACGGGTTTGGCGTGGTCGAGTACGTGGACTACTCGCCGACGGGCAGGCCGTCGCCCTTGAAGGTGTGCGATTCGGGTGACTGGTTGGGGATGCTGCGGAACATGACGCAAGTGAGCGGAGGTGCGAAGTGAGCGACAACACCGGACCAATCACGCACGCCGAGGCCCGTCAGATTCTCAGCAGGTTCAACGCATCGCACTGGATGAGCACCGAGCAAGAACACGCACGGTACACGATTCCCGGCGATCCCCGCCGCGACGACGACATCAGGCTTGCGGCGTACATCGACCAGTGCGAGGCGGAACTGGCGAAGCGCGAGCACTACCCCCGCTTCTGGTTCACCGGCACGCACGAACACAGCAGCGTGATCTTTTTCCAGTTCTCGCCCGAGTGTGCCGTTCGATGCGTCGGCACCGACATCGGGTCCACCGTCCGCGCGTCGGTGTTCGCAGCCGACCAACTGAGCAGCCCCCGCATTTACCCGGAGACGAGCAAGCAATGAAGATCCTGCGTAACGGTCCCGACGACATCATCCCCGGCGACTTGGTGCGTGTCACATTCACGCCAAAGGGCAGTGACACCGTTCGCGTACTCGGTCGCATCGCCGATCGTGGCGTTGGACGCGATGGCCGCAAGCGTGGCGTATCGGACGAACACGGCGGGTTCCTTGTGTACCTGCGGAACTTCGACGGGCTTGTCATCCGCGCCGAGCGTCACGAGTTTGTGCTGGTGGACGAAACCGCGATGGAGGTGGTCGCATGACCAAGCACGTTGCAGAGGTCGTCGCAGAGCGTTGCATGCACTACGGCGTGATTGCATCGGCAATGGCCAACGGCATTGACGGTCGATGGGGCGTGCTTTGCAAGGCCCGCCAGCGGATCGCATGGGAGTTGCGCCGCCAGTGGAATGACTACGGACTGAGGGTGCGACCGACGTTTGACGAGATTGCGAAGGCAGTTGGGTACGACGCCGACGGCGACACGACGAAGAAAGCGATTTTGCGAGAGGACCGGAACATGGAACTGGCGGCAAAGGCAGGTGCGGCATGACGACGTTCACTTTCAAAGTTCTTTGCGTAGTAGTGGTGTACGTACTCGCACTTGCAATCCAGTGGGTTCTCGGAAAGTTCGACATCCACGTCAGCGTTGACAGTGTTGCGATTGCGATTGTGATCGGAACAATCGCAAAGCACGAACTGCGCATGGACAAGATTGAGGGGGTGTCGCCGTGGTAACTACCCCCTTCAGCAACACGACAACCTCGCTCGCGGCTGCCATCGCCATCGAGCCGCACGCCGAAACGCTCCGCGAACGTGTGTACGCGGCCATCGTCAAGGCTGGCGAACGCGGCGCGACGGACGAGGAGATTCAGGCGGCGACTGGGATGGACGGCAACACCCAGCGACCGAGGCGGGTGGAGTTGGCGAGAGCGGGCGCGATTGAAGTCGCTGGCCTGCGAAAGACGACGGCGAACAAGGACGCGACCGTTTGGGTTGCAAAGGAGCAAGGACGATGAGCAAGCACACGCCGGAGCCGTGGAACGCAGAGACTAGCGACTTTCACGATGGACGCGACATCGCATCGCTTTGTATCGGGCACAAGGTGTGGTCTGATATCTGCGAGGTTGTACCGAACAGGAGCGGCACTCGCGCAGTCACGCCAGAAGAAGCAATCGCCAACGCCGACCGCATCGTCCTGTGCGTCAACGCCATGTCCGGCATCGCCTCGGCCGCGCCGGGGAGTGTGGCGAAGTTGGTGGAGGCGGCGGACAAAGCCAAGGAACAACTCGCGTACATGCTTTCACAACAGCACGAAGGCAGCGAGTTCTACGCGGGGTGCGGCAGCGAGTGCCACACGCGGGTTACGGAACTGCTTACCGCTCTCGCCGCGATCACGCTCGAAGGGGGTGAGTGATGGGTCGCAAACTGAGATCCGTGCATTATCGCATCGGTGTCTCGCACGAGGCGGGTCAACACGTCCGCTTTGCGATTGAGCGGTTCGTTCGATCGGTTTGTGTCGAGCACACCACGTCACAGTGCCGCATCTTGGCACGCCAGATCGAGCGGGACGTGGCGAGCCGTGTGTTTGAGGCGTGGCGAGAGAAGGCGATCAGCGAAAGGAGCGGCACCTGATGTGGCTCCCCGAATGGCTTGTTTACGCCGCCGTGTACTCGCTCATCGCCGCCGCCGTCGCAATCGTCTGGCTCCTCGCAAGGGGGAAGCGTGAAGCGTGAGTTCCGCCCCAACCCGATCATGACGGCCCCTCCCGGCATCTACGGCGAGCGGCTTTCAGGCGACGGGTGCAACGCAGGCTCGTTCGTGGTGACGCTTCGGTTGCCGGCCCGAACCGTCGCGTACCAGTCGGAGGTTTGGCGGGACGCGGACATAGCCGCGTGCGACGCGGACGGGGAAAGCAGATTGGATCTTTACCCGCTGGTGTTGCGGGCGATTGAAGAAGCGAGGAAGCAATGAGATTCAACAAGTACCGCGTGGCACCCAAGGCCGAACGCACGCGCGACGGCATCACCTACGCGAGCAAAGCCGAGATGGAGTACGCGGCGTTGCTCGATGAGTTCGACGGCCTGGTGTACTCCAAGATTGAACGGCAGATCCGTGTCGAGTTGGGCGTCCCCGAGAACGTCGTCGTGATCGACTTTCGGGTGACGGAGAACAACGGCGAGGTTCTGTACATCGAAGTGAAGGGCGTCGAAACGCCCAAGTTCCGCCGCGACATGAGACTGTGGCGGGCATACGGACCCGGCACGCTCTACGTGGTGGCACGCAAGGGAAAGAAGTGGGTGCAGACGCACAAGATTGTGCCCGGCGAACCGGCACCGAAGCGGAAGCGGAAGAACAGGCAGTGAGCAAGCGATACGCAACCGACCGCCCGGCGGGTGCGACGATCAAGGTCCGGGCGATTGGAGCGACACAGTGAAGTACCAGATGAAAGACCTTGGCTATCCCCGCACGCCGACGGACGTGATAATCCGCGTGGACATGGGGTTTGAAACGTGGGACGTGCCCGTGCAGGTTGTGGCGGACTCACGCGACGAGAACTACTCCGACGAGAAAGAGGACACCATCGGATTCATCCGCGATGGAAGCCTTGATGCGGGCGCACTGCATGATTGGGCGAGTAACAACATGAACTGGTACGACGTGATGGAATATGCGGTGCTTGTTCCGGTTGCACGAAAGCCACTGGATCGTCAAGACGGCTGGGTCAACGGCAAGCACACCATCATCGGCAACCTGTGAGGAGCGACGACATGAAGATCATCAACGGAATCAACCCCATCGCCAGCGGGATCGACTGGCTGGCCATCCCCGACCTCGCGGAGTTCTGGAAGGACCACGCGCCCGCGAACGCGGACGTAGGCGGGCAACGGTGCGTGTGGCTCAGTCGTGAGGACTGTTCAACTCTTCATCCCGACAGCCTTTCGAGCATGGAGCGAGATGCATTCGACGACCGCGAACGCACGAACTCGTATCACGTGACGCAACGCGGCGCGGCGGGGAACATCCTCAACTCGTTCTGCCCAGTGAAGACCGTCAAGCACCTTGTCGAGAAGGTGAAACTCCCCCGCGACTTCGCAGGCGTGATTGCTCCGGACCACGAGATACCGGCGTGGATGAGTTGTTTGCACTCGGCTGTGTATGGAGATCTCAGCATGGCGATCATCGGCTCATTCCCAGCGTCACGCGTCCGTGAGTACGCCGGGATTCGCACCGACTGGGTGATGGAGTGGAACAAGAACGAGGACCGCTCGCACGAACTGATGGCAATGGACGCGGTGACGCTTGGGCCTGTCATCACCCCGATGCTGTCGCTCTATGTTCCTGGCTGGGCATACATCAAGGACTTGCCCCTATTCCAGAAGATGATCCTTCACAACATCAAGCGGTCAAAGAATCGGCGAGTTGACACCATCGCCATCAGCCCCATCATCGAAGGCACCTACAAGAACGGCGACTACACCAGCGGAGATGTCGTACCTGTCGAGGTGATGCGGATCATCCTGCAAGCGATCGCAGACGCGGGAGCCGCAGCGGTCCTGTGGGGTGCGGCGGCAAACGACGAGCAGGCGGGAAGGTTGTTGCGGGCGGTGCAAGAGAGCGTGGTCAAGGCTGCGGAGGGGGTCAAGTGAAACGCAAAGGCGACTCGGACCTCGGGTGTACGGTAATGCTCAGTGGTTTGGTCTTGTGCGGAGTGCTGTGCTTCATTTCGTATGTCAACGGCGTCACCGCAGGCCGCATCGACATCGCGTCGGGCCGCGTGAAGGCGACTCAGGTTGTCAACGCGGATGGACTTACAGAGTGGAAGTTTGAGGAGGCCCACAAGTGATGGACAACCAAGGACACGGACACGTCAAGCCCCGCAAGGACGGCCAGATCATGCGGTGCGGTGGACCGGGTTTCTGTACGGCGTGCAGCGTTGAAGCATCACACGAACTCACCCGCCTCCGCGAGGAACTCGACGAGGCCCGCAGGCACGCGAAGGTGTTGGCGAAGGAGTTTTACGGACTCGACTTGGGCAGCAGCGACGAACTTTCAAACGCTCTCGATTACACAGGGAGATTGCCATGACCCCGAAAGACCTCTGCGACCTCGCCAAACGCATCAACGCCGTCGAGCCGGGGTTGGTGCCGGAACTCAAGGTGCTGCCAGGATGGACTGACGTGATAAGTATGCACGCGAGCGACGGCAACGGATATGTGTACCTCAAAACCGCATCCATCGCCGCGATGACGCTGGGGCGGTGCTGGGCGTGGGTTCGCCGACGCGGCGACGATGACCCGCCAGATATGGCACTCGTCGCAATCATGGAGTGCTACGTCGCACTCCGAGACTACGTGCAATCAACCCTCCCCGGAGCGAAGCAATGACCCCCACCGAAATCAGCGCGGCCTACGCCGCACTACACGAACGCTGGCCGGAGTTGAGGCCGACAACCGTTGCGTGGGAAAGTCCCAACAGGACGGGCCAATGGGTTGCACAGCCCGACTTGGACGACATTCGGGTTGACGACGACCTCGCACACGCCGCCTGCTTCCTCGCGTGCCTCAAGGCGTGTGCGGAGAGGAGCATCGACGTAAAGCTGTCAGAGACCGACAACACAAGGATTTGCCAAGGCGACGTGAACCTATTGATCGTCGTCGATCGAGACAACCCGCACACGATCACAAAGGCGATCGACGGCTATCTGATGCAGTTGCCGAAGGTGAGCCAATGAACCCAACGATGTTGCTGTACCTCGTGGCCGCGCACTTCGTCTGCGACTACCCGTTGCAGGGCGACTATCTCGCCAAGGCGAAGGCCGATGGCCCGCTGCGTGTGTGGCATCTTCTGGGGCATGCGACCATCCACGGAGCGGCGGTGTGTCTCATCACTGGGTCGGTGTGGCTGGGTCTGGCGGAACTGGTTATTCACGCGCTGGCCGACGAACTCAAGGTGAAGAAGAAGTCCACGTTCGCAGAAGATCAGTCGTTTCATGCCGGGTGCAAGATTGCGTGGTGTGCGATTGCATCGGCGTAGCATCCACCCCATGCCCGAGACAACCCGTGACCCATACACCGGCCTGTGGACCGCCCGCGTCGAACGCGACGGACGCTGGTACATTGGCGTAGGCAGGACGGAGCAGGAAGCCGTGCAAGCGGCGGAAAGGAAGGCGGGGCAATGATCTCCACCCCCCACGGCGAGTACGAGAACGACGGCAGGGCAGTTGTCAAGGAACGCTTGACGAGTGAACCTGTAAGCGAGGCTTACACGTTGAAGGTGCCGCGAGAGCAAGGCGGGTGCGTGCCGATTGGGTTCGTCAATGGGCCACCGCCAACCCGAATGTTCATCGGTCTGGATGAATACGAAATCGTGACCGAGTGGAGCGACGACTTCAAGCACTGGGACAGCACTTGGAACAGAGACAAAACGCAAAGGTACATGCGAGACACGCCGCGAAAGATCCCGCCCGCGCCCGCAGCGACACACCCGCCGCAGTCCGGAACAATGACAAAGGGAGGTTGAGCATGGCAGACATCGGACAAATCGCATTTGAGTTGTTCAAGCAAGACGACGGCAAATGGGATCTGCGGCGCAAGACGCTTGAAGACGTGGTAGATGGAGACATCGTTGTAACGCTGGTAGTCGAAAGACCTGTTGACGCGACGGTGTACCGGGAAGCGGATTGATTCCGCCGTTTCGCCCGGTACGATCAATCCCAAACGGTTGACTTGCACAGCGCGTAGCACAGGCTACACTCTCGGCGCGTGGAACGTGGCAGGAGCCACGTTATGTCCCGTTCGCTCATACTGACTGCCGTAGCCGGTTTCGCCATCACCCTCGCCGGGTGTGCCGAAACCGCTTCTCCGTTCACCGGCAAGATGGTCAACGCCAGCGAGCTGGCTCTAGAACTCCAAGCCGAAACACGCAAGGTCGAAGCCGACACCCGCCAGCAAGCCGCGAAAGCCAAGGCCGACGCCGCCGCGCTCGAATCCGCAGCGAAACGCAAAAGCCGAGAGTTTGCGTTGAGCGTCCGAACGGTCAAGGCCGACGCGGACGCCAAGGTCGAACAGCTTGGGATCGAGGCCGACCAGTCCGCCGAGGCCATCGCCCGCGAGTTGGCGTCCATCGCGGATCGCATCGACCTCGCCAAGCAGTCCGCAGCCGACAAGGCCAGCGAACTCGCCGCGAAAGCCAAAGCCGCCCAAGACAAGATCGACGACCAGCGGGCGTTGCTCGACACGGTGCTAGGCGTCCTACCCAGCGTGCCGGGTGTCGGCGGCAACCCGCTTGCAATGCTCGCCCTCGCAGCCGCGACGGGGTATCTGGGCCGCAAGACCGGCAAGACCGCAGGCGTCGCACAGGGCCGCGACATGGGCTGGGACGAGCGAGACGCCCACCAGAAGGTCATCGACGCGACTTGGGAGGAAGCCTCTGCCCGTAAGGGGGTGGTATGAGTCCCTTCAAGCCTGTAACCGTCGGTGAGGAAACCAAACTGCAGTTGACGCTGGGGGCGACATTCGCCCTGATATCAACCGTGGTGGCACACGTCATCGCGGCGACCGCCCTGTTCATCTCGGTTGACCGTCGGATCGGGTCGCTAGAGGCAACGGTGTACCAGCACGAGCGGCGTATCGAGCGGGTGGAAACGAAGCTGTACCCGACTTCGTTCGTGGTTGGGTCGAATACCCCAGGGGGGCACTAGACTTGCCAGACGATGCAAACAACCAGGGGGTAGCCAAAACCGCGCAAGGGGGTCAGGGGGGCGCGCCATCGGTCCTCACAGACGACCACCACACGCGGGCGGATTGTGCCTTGGTTCGTCGGGCCGTGCGAGAGGGCTGGAACATCGGGCCGGAGGACAAGAAGATCCTCAAGGCCCGGTTGCGTGGCATTATCCAGAAGACCGAGGTAACGGTGCCGTCGCAGTCGGGACCGATCAGCGTTGAGGCACCCGCCGATGCCAACGCGATCGCCGCCGTGCGTGTGATGCTGGCAATGGACCAGACCGACCAAGCGGACACCCACATCGCTGAGAAGTACGAGCGGATCGACACGGGCAAGCACACCGAAGCCGTCAAGATGTACGAATCTGGCAGCGACACGGACGCGGTATGACGCAAGCGGCATTCAAGCCATACGGGGCGGTCCAGAAGGCTTGGGCATCCAAGGCTCCAAGGGTGCTGGTCGATGGTCCCGCTGGCACCGGCAAGACGCGGGGGCTGCTTGAGAAGGCGTTTATCGCCGCGGCGAAGTACCCGCGGGCACGCATCCTGTTGTGTCGCAAGACGCGGGCGAGCATGACCGAGACGGTGCTGGTGACGTGGGAGGACAAGGTTCTCCCGCCCGGTTCTTCGATCAAGCTCGGCGCCGCACGCCGCACGCGGTCGGTGTACTCGTTCCCGAATGGCTCTGAGATCGTCATCGCCGGGCTGGACAACCCCGAGCGGATTATGTCGTCCGAGTACGACCTCATCATCTGCTTCGAGGCGACTGAGATCAGCGAGGACGACGTTGAACTACTCGACACCCGCCTCCGCAACGGGGTGATGCCGTACCAGCAGTTGATCCTCGACTGCAACCCGGCAGGCCCGAACCACCACCTCAAGCGGCGTGCCGACCGGGGCTGGTTTGAACGGCTTCCGTCACGTCACGAAGACAATCCGGTCTTGTGGAACGGCAGCGATTGGACCGAGGCGGGGCGGCTGTACCTGTCGCGTCTGGATGCCCTGACCGGGCATCGACGCTCACGCCTGCTCGAAGGTCACTGGGCTGCAGCGGAAGGGCTGGTCTACAGCGAGTTCGACCCGTCCAAGCACGTCATCAAGACCATGCCGCCGGGCTGGGAAACATGGCGCAAGGTCCGGTCCATCGACCTTGGGTTCACCAACCCGTTCGTCTGCCAATGGTGGGCGGTCGATCCCGATGGGCGGATGTACCTGTACCGCGAGATTTACCACTCAAGCCGTCTGGTCGAGGATCACGCCAAGCAGATTGTCAGGCTCTCAGCGGGCGAGAACATCGAAGCATCGGCTGCCGACCACGACCTCGAAGACCGCATGACGCTGGAACGCCACGGCGTCCAGACCAACCCAGCCCGCAAGGACATCGTGTCGGGCATACAGGCCGTGCAAGCGCGGCTGAAGATCCAACCCGATGGCAAGCCGCGTCTGTTCGTGCTGGACTCGGCGACGGTTGAAACCGACACCAAGCTCATCGACACCAAGCAGCCGACATCGACGCTCTCGGAGTTCGACGCGTACATCTACCCGCCGGGCCGCGACAACAAGAACGCCAAGGAAACGCCGGTCGATGCGTTCAATCACGGTATGGACGCCATGCGGTACGCGGTGATGCTGGTGGACAACGTGGAATACGCATCGGTATCCTTCACACCCGCAACCGTAGCCACGGCTACACTTAGGCCGAACCTTGAACACACGTGGGTATCCGCACGCAGTAGCCGCGTTCACCGACCCGGAGATTTCTGAGATGCCAAAGCCACGCAAGGCCGCGTCGGCGCGAAAGCCAAAGGCTCCGACGGTGGACGACGCGACATACGCGTCGGCGATGACCATGCCGGGCGAGTCGGCACCGGCCCGCGTGTCGTCGCACGATCCGCGTGCGAGTACGCTGGTGGCAACCGCGATCGTCGGCACTGCGGCGGCGGCCGCGAACATCAACGCGACCGTCTGTTCCTCGCAGGTGTTGCGGCTGTACCGCCCGTCGCGCGGTCGGTCGAAGGTCTGGAACTCCCGCCCTGTTCGCAAGGGCTTGGCGTCGTTTCTGCGGGGTGAGGCACGCCAACGGCCGGGCCTCAAAACGCAGATGGCCGCGACACAGGCGGGCGAGTTCGAAGAGGTCGAGTCGCATGAGGCGTTGACGCTGCTCGCCGATCCCGATCGCAATCTCACCGGGTCCGCGTGGTGGTGGGCGATGTTCTGGATGGCGGAGGTGACGGGCGCGTCGTACTCCCTCATCGGTGCCGAGGGCGGCCGGCCCGTTGCGATGTATTGGGTGCCGTCGCATTTCGTCCGCGTGATTCCGTCGGAAACGGAACTCATCGCGGGCTTCAGGTATGGCCGCAACCAAGCCGAGTCGGTCGAGGTCGGCTTCGACGAGATGTTCTACTACCGCTTCCGGCCTCACCACTCCCGCCCTTGGGATGGGTCTACGTGGGTGTCGCAGGTGGGCCGCGAACTGGACTGCGAAGCGGCGGCGATTCAAAGCGAGATTCAGCGTTGGCTGAACGGCGGCATCCCCGGCAGCGTGCTTGAGGTCGATCCTGGCGTCAACAAGACTCAGCTCGAACAGATGCAGGCGGACTACGCACGCAACTACACCGGCGTGAATAAGTCTGGCGCGACGGTTTGGCTTCAGAAAGCCAAGCTCATGCAGTACGCGAGCAAGCCGCACGAGATGCAGTATGTCGAGGGGCAGGACCGCATTGAAGCCGTGGTCTACCGGCACGCGGGCGTGCCCGAGCCCATCTGGAAGATGAGCGAGAGCAACCTCGCATCGGCTACCGCGTCGTCAACGCACTACGCCGAGTTCACCATTCTGCCGCGCGTGAATGCGATGGCGGAATACCTGACCGAGCGTTTGCTGCCGATGTTCGCTGGCACCGAAGGGTGGTTCTTCGCCTATGACAACCCCGTCCGCGAGGATGAGGCACTGCAGGCGACGAAGGCCGCGTCTGCGTTTACGGCTGGTCTGGTGAAGCGGAACGAAGCCCGCGCGATGATGGGCCTTGAGGCTGACACCGACCCGATCGGCGATCAGTATCACCCGTCGATGATGCCGGTGACGCCCGCAGCGCCGGTGACGAACTTCAATCTTGCGGATGCTTTTGCACGGAGAGATTCAAATGCTGACGTGGCCGGACGCGGTGGTTCTGATGTTTCTGGTGTGGATGGTGGCGGGGACGCTGCCGCGACGGAAGGCGGAAACGCCGACGGTACAACCGACACCGGAGCCAAGTCTTGCACCGGAGATGCCGGAGTATCTGCTCAACCTGATTCCAACGGAGACGGATCTACCGCTGCAGGACTTCCACGAGTGGCTGGACGAAGTGACGGCGTACTGGATGAAGCGGGGCATCAACATGCAAACCCGCCTCGCCTCGCCAAAACCGGATGGTGGTACGCCACCCACGAACACGGCGGAGTAGTCACCAAGGACGACAAACTCGGTGAACTGCCCCCGTCTCTGGAACGCATCGTCAACGCGATGTCGGGCAAGATCGGTGCATGGCTCAACGGTGTCGCCGAGCAGGTACACGCCAACTCGGATGGCACGATCACGCTGAACGGGCAGACTGCGGCGTTCGAGCGGTTCGTCGAGCAGGTGTTGGGCGAGGCCCTGGCCGATGGCGGCAAGACGCAGGCCGAGGCCCTTGGCACGGCTTGGGATGTCACACCGGACGACGCAATCGAGCTGCTTGACACGTACCGCGTGCGTCTGGCAACCGAGGTGACGGCAACGCTTGAAAGCGACCTGAACGCGGCACTCAAGGCGGCGTTGCAAGAAGGGCAGACCGTCTCCGAGGCATCGCAGTCCATCGCTGGTGCGTTGAAGGATCAAGCCGGGTATCGCTCCGAGCGCATCGCCCGCACCGAGGTATCGCACATCTCGGCACGCGGGGCCGACGTGGCGATGCAGGCGGCGGGCATCGAGGAGCGGGAGTGGTTGCTTGCCGGCGGACCTTGCCCCCTGTGCGATGCTGCTGTCGCCGCACGCCCGAAGGCCAAGGTTGGTGAACCGTTCTGGAGGATCGGTGAGACGGTGCCGGGCACCGATTACACGCTGTCATTCCGAGACTCGTGGGGGAGCGACCTTCACCCGCAATGTCGGTGCGGTGTCGCGGCGATTGTCAAACTGGAAGGTGAAGCATGAATGTCCCGTCGTTCACCGATTGCAAACTGCTCGGCGGCCCGATCGACGGCAAGTGCAAAGCCGTGCGCGATGAGGTTCACACGCTCGTGATTCCCATGCGTGAGGCAGACCCTGGCATCGACGTTTGGCACACAAGCGATGTTTATTACGAGCGGTCTGGGCCTGCGGCATTCACGTACTCCAAGACCACCAATCGGCAGGGGTGGTGCCATACAACGGCAGATGAAGATGAGGAGGTCTGACGCATGGTTGCGACAGCAAATCAAACGCAGGGCAGCGAGATCATCGCCCGGATGCGTGCGCGGTTCGGGGAGGATCTGACCCGCAAGGA